GAGCTGACCAAGCGCATCAAAGTTCTCGAAGATACGCCGATGCCCGCCAAGGGAGTATCGAACGCAATGGCCTCTTTTGCAAAGTCAGAAGACAATGGATCAGCAGGCGAAGTGCAGAAGCAGTATGACCCGAAGGGCCAAGAAGACGCGATCGCCACGGAACTGGCAAAGGTCTACGCGTCAGGCCCGATCAGCAAATAATCAGTTCTTAACCCAAACCACCGCAGCACCATGGAAACCCAAATCACCGACCAGACGCTTGAGCTCATCAAGAACGCTCAGGCGAATCCTCTGGAAAAATCTTTCTCGCAGCCCGGCACGGCAACGACCGGTCTTGCGATCTACGACCTGGAACCCGTTGTCAGGATGATGGTCCCGGTCAACACCCCGCTCCGCAACTGGATCCCGCGCGTTTCCGGTAAGGGCGGTATTCAGGCCAACTGGCGCGTCTTCACTTCGATGCAGGCCGGCAAGACTCGTTCTGCTATCGAAGAAGGCAAAAGAAACTCCGCTGGCGCGTTCACCGAAGTCGACTACCTCGCCAAGTATGTTGGCTGGGGTGAGGATGACAGCGTGACCTGGGAAGCCATCTACGCCGCGCAGCAGTTCGGCACCGATCCCCGCGTCACCGCCGCAAAAGGCTGCCTGCTCCGTTCGTTCATTGGCGAGGAACGGATGATCCTTGGTGGCAACGGTTCTGCCGTCGCCCTGGGCACTCCGGTTACTCCAACCCTCGCCCTGCAGGATGACAAGGGCTCTCTCGCCGATGCGACGACTTACTCGGTCGTCGTGGTCGCTCTGACCTTCCAGGCATGGCACGACACCTGCGGCCTGAACAACGGCGCTATCGGCCTGATCGCCAACCCTGCTACCGCCAAGGTTCCGGCATCGGTCAGCAGGACCAATATCAACGGCACTACGACCGTCTACAACGGTGGCAGCTCGATCCCTTCGGCAAACCGCACGGTCCTGACGACCAAGGCCGGTCAGGCAATCGCAGCCACTACGACCGCGATTGCTGGTGCGTTCGGCTATGCCTGGTACTTTGGTGCTGCCGGCGCTGAAAAGCTTGTCGCGCTGACCACCATCAACAGCACTGTGATCACGGCCGCCGCAAACGCGAACGCACAGCTGGCTTCTGCGCTGACCGGTACCGACATGTCAAAGAACGCTCTGGAGTTCGACGGCCTCATCTACCAGGCCATCAAGTCCTACACCTCCGGCGTTGGCGGCTACGTGAAGGTGATGGCGACCGGCACGGCCGGCACCGGCACCCCGCTGACCAGCGACGGCGCCGACGGCATTGTCGAAATCAACGAAGCCCTGCAGAACATGTTTGACGTCTATGGCATCGAGCCGAGCGTCATCTACGTATCGAGCCAGGAGTCCAAGAACATCACCAAGAAGGTCGTCACCAATGGCGGAGGCGGAGCCGCCCTGCTTCGTGCAGTGGTCAACCAGGGACAGGAGAACGCGATCAGCGCCGGGTTCCGGGTTACCAGCTACCTCAACCCGTTCACGGGAAAGCAAATCCGCATCGAGACGCACCGATCAATGCCTGCCGGAACCATGCTCCTGATGGCCGAGCAGCTGGATTACCCGCTTGCCGAGTACGGCCAGTACCCGGCCCGTATGCTCATGCGTCGTGAGTACCAGCAGGTAGATTGGGCACCCACTGACAGGTCGTACCAGATGGGCACCTATGCCGACGGTGTGCTGCAGCATGTCGCCCCGTGGGCAATGTCCGTCATTACTAACATCGCCAACGGATAACCGCAACCTCAATAAGCCCCCGGCGCAGTACGGCCGGGGCACTTTTACCATTATGAGCACCACCGTCAAAGTCAAATTCCCGGAAGGTCTTTCCGCAGTCGCCGCAGGAGGTACCCAGTACGCTCCGCTGAAAAATGACCGCATCGTTGAGGTTCCTGTCGAGATCAGGGATCATTTCCTTGCCTTCGGCTGCCTGGTTGTCAGCGAGAACATTCCTGCCGAAGAACCCGAGGTACCTCAGAAAGACCCCGCGGGAGAAAAGGACCCGGCAGCGAAGCCCGTGCCAGCCCCGGCCACGAAGTCAGCATCAATCGAAGTTGCTGACGTAGCCCCTGCAGCTGATCCCAAAAAGTAAGCCTTATGTCCGACCTGACCACAGTAGACGCCGCGAAGGAGTATATCGGCATCGTTTCGCCAGATGCCGATGGCCTCCTGGATGCGCTCATTAAAGGCGAAAGCGCCTTTATCGAGTCGTATTGCTCTCGGCCGTTTTCTGTGCAGGAGCAGTCTCAGTTGTTCCCCGGCAATGGCAAGAGCCAGTGGACGCCAAAGTTTTTCCCGATTACCGAAGTGAAGTCGCTGAAGATCAATGGGATTGCGATCCCGGAGGCTCAAGACATAACCTCTCCCGGATGGTTCCTTTCGAACGATACCATTTATCTCAATGGCTACGCCTTCGCATGGTCTCAGGTCCCGAATTGTGCATGCACCTACATGGCCGGCCTTGTGCCGACGAATGACATCGTGCATGCGTGCAACGAGCTTGTAGCGATCAGGTACAAGGAGCGCGATCGAATCGGAAAATCCTCTGAGTCCTTGGCAGGAGAGACCACAGCATACATCGTCAAGGCGATGCCGGACCACGTGGCCGCGATCCTGAAGCCGTACCGGAGGGTTACCGCATGATCACTGCCGAACTCGTCAAAGGTCAGGATGCCGTCCAGAGGCTGCAGGCGGCAGGCCCAAGGATTGCATCCGCACTTGAAAAGAGTGTGCTGTCCATGGCGATCAAGCTGACGGGCAAGGTCAAGTCTCAGAAGCTCAGCGGTCAGGTGCTGCACGTGCGATCGAACGCGCTCCGCAGCAGTGTCCACTATGAGACGCATTTCGCGCCAACAAAGAAGATGGCTGAAGTTGGAACGAATGTGAAGTACGCAAGAATACATGAGTATGGCGGAAAGATAAAGCACTACGCAAGAAGCCAGCGAGCCTATTTCAGGATGAGTAAGAACGGTGAGGTTGGAAGCCGATTTGTTAAAAAATCAAGAAGCAACTTTGCGCAGTGGGTTACCATTGGCGAGCACTCTGTAGTGATGCCGGAGCGGTCGTTCTTACGATCTGCCGCCCGCGAGCTGATCCCTGAGATCGATTCAGCACTCAAGGAGGCTTTGAACGCTGAACTTCGAAAGCTGCATAAACCATGATCGCCAATCGCGAACAGATCCACGTAGCGCTGTACGAGATGCTGCAGGCAGCCATCGTTGGTGTGAAAACCTGGTCTCGACGGCTTGAAGGCTGGGACAAGTATTCGGGCATAGAGCAGCCGACCATTTCCGTCGTCAAGGGTGGCGAAGTCGTTATGCGGCAGACCGGTATTCCGGCGCATTACGCCATGGACTTTTTCGTTTGGATCTACGTCAGGCACGCGGATAAGTCTGTCGACCCGTCATCGCTCCTGACTGCGTTTTACGACCAGATCGAGGCCGCTCTCACTCCGGCCCCCGGCTTGCCGGAGAACAGACAGACGCTCGGAGGGATGGTGCATGATTGCCGAGTCGAGGGCACCATCGAAACGGACGAAGGAATGCTCGGAGATCAGGCCGTCGCAAAAGTACCGATCAAGATTTTAACCACTTAACACCCAAGACCATGAACCAGTATGGATTTGGCCCCGGTTCGCTCGTTGCGATACCAAAGTTTGATGCGTCGGGCAACGCGATTACCAACCCTACCCCTGTCAAGTTCGGCGCAGTACAGGATGTCGCCTTTGATGGCAGCTGGGAAATCAAAAAGCTCTATGGCCGGGGTCAGTTTCCTCTTGCCGTCGGGCGCGGAAAAGGGTCGATGACCGGAAAACTGAGCTTTGCGCAGGTCAACGGCAGGCTCTACAACTCGCTGCTTTTCGGCCAGACGTTGACGGCTGGGGTGGATGCGGTTTACGAAGACTTCACCGGAACCGTGATCCCGGATACTCCTTACGCGATCACCCCGACCGTTCCGAATGCCGGAACCTGGGCGGCCGATCTCGGCGTCATCAACCTGCTCACCGGCAGCCCGATGACCAAGATCGATTCGGCAGGCACCCCGACGACCGGTCAGTACAAGGTTGCTGCTGGCGTATATACCTTCGCGGCCGCCGATAAGGGGCAGACGGTGTTGATCAACTTCGAGTATACCGGCACATCGACCAGTGCTGCGATCATCGACATTTTCAACATGCCGATGGGGTATTGCCCGTCGTTCCAGGTGGTGTTCACTAACAGCTTTGCAGGCGGCAGCGAGATGATCATGCTGACAAACTGCGTAGCAACGAAGTTCGCGTTCCCGACCAAGCTCGACGACTTCACGCTTCGATCAATCGATTTTGAAGCGTGCGTGGATCCGACCACGAACAAGCTTGGCAGAATCGCAACCACGGCAATGTAATAACGGCTGAACAGCCAAAACGCAAACAGAAGCATCATGATCCCAGGCGTAAAGCACACCTTTCCGGGCGGCAGGACGATTATCCTGCCCCCGCTTTCTATCAGTGCCCTGAAGCTGCACAAAGAAGATATCAAGGCGAT